GTAGCGAACCTGCTTGTACAGGGTTTGGATCAGATGTCTATGCGTGTATCTTCAACGATGCCAACCCCATACTTCCCGCCAATCAAAGAAGGCTCCGAACGGGCAAAATCTTCGGCACGTCAACGACGCAAAGCAATGCTCTCCATTTGGGATGAGAACAAAATGCAAATGAAAATGCGTCGCCGCGCACGACACCTACTCGGCTACTCACAATCCGCTGTAGTTCTCAAACCAAACTTCCGTACTTTGACACCAACATGGACTGTACGCAACCCGTTAGACACATTCGCGGCACCAGTAGATGACCCAGACAATATGCTGCCAGACGACTGCATCTTTACTTTCAGAGCATCAGCATCATATCTAATCAAAATGTACGGCAACGAAATCACCGAAAAACTACGCATGGGTGTAGTGAACTCGGACAGCCGATACACAATGCTCGAATACGTTGACGCAGAATCACTACAACTCATCGTGCTAGGTGCAGAAGACAACCCAGGTTTGAATATCGCTGAACGAGCAGGCATGGATGCCCTCGGTTTAGAGTTCGTACCAAACCGCACAGGTATGCCACTAGCAGTAGTAGCGAACAGGATCACGCTCGATAAACCTCGTGGACAGTTCGATGGCGTTATGGGGATGTATTACACTCGCGCTCGCCTACAGGCGTTAACAGAGATCGCTATCGAGCGCGGTATTTTCCCTGAAGAATATCTTGTTGCACGACCAGGTGAGAACCCTGAGATATTGCAGTTAGCTGACGGCAAAGCAGGACAACTAGGTGTCGTTAAAGGTGGCGACATTCAACAGTTGCAACTAAACCCAGGCTACAAAACCGATACAGCGTTAGACCGTTTGGAACGACAGGAACGACTTGAGGGTGCTATCCCAGCAGAGTTCGGTGGCGAATCAGGCACAAACATTCGCACAGGCCGACGCGGAGACTCCGTACTATCAGCAACCGTTGACTACCGTGTACAAGAAGCACAATCAACTTTCGAAGCCTCACTATTTGAGGAAGACAAAATTGCTATCGCAATCGAAAAAGCCTATTGGGGTGACGTAACCAAAACGTTCTTCATCCCGTCACGATCATCAGTCGGACAAGAAACCTACACACCGAACAAAATTTGGCAAACCGACTTCCACTATGTCGCATACTCGGCGGCAGGTTCAGACGTGAACAGTCTTATCATCGGACTCGGACAACGACTCGGCACAGGTTTAATGTCGAAAGAATCGGCACGAGAAGCAGACCCGCTAATCACCGACCCAGAACTAGAACATGATCGCATCATCGCCGAAGGAGTCGAATCAGCGTTACTGTCATCTATCCAGCAGCAGGCTGTGAACCCGCAAGGCCCATACCAGCCGGAAGACCTTGCCTATCTCACATCGCTAGTCCTAGAAAAAGATGTAACGTTGTACGATGCGGTTAAACGAACAGATCAACGCGCACGAGACAGACAAGCCGCAGCGATGCCACAAGGCGCACCAGAAACAATGCCAGGGTTGGCAACACCAGGCATGGGTGCAGAAGCACCAGTACAAGGACCAGCGGGCGCACCACCATTGGAAGCACTATTAGCACAACTAGGGGCATAAATGGCTGAACAACTCCCGATTACTACGGCATCAAACCAACAGTACGGTCAACGTTTAGCGCAACAACGCGCACAAGAAGCTGTACCGATGGGAACCCCACCCACATCTGTGCCGTCACCTATCCGCAAAAAACCGCGTATCGCACCAGGATCATTGACACCGTTAACAGCACCAACAGCACGACCAGATGAACCGATCACAGCCGGCGCAAACTTCGGCCCAGGACCAACCGCGCTCGGTGCCGGTATCCCGATGATGCCATCACAAGGAGCTATGGCTGTAGATGAGTTGCGTCAAATAGCACAAATTTTTCCGACAGATGATCTGCTCGATTTGTTGGACACTTACGGAAACGAACTGTAATGGCATGGGAATCCAATCTTGATCCGACTACTAAGAAAGCTGTTTTAGAAAAAAAAGTCGCCACCCCACAACCAGTTCTTGACCCGAACGTTTCAATAAACCTTTCTAATGTTAAACAACGCGCCGCATGGGTGCCTATTGAAACACAGTTGGCTTTAGCGAAAGCGAACGCATCCAACGAAGCGATTGATGCTGTCGGCAAAATGGCGGCACAAAAAACTATTGACACACAAGCCGAACCAGAGAAACCGGACCAATCAAGTTTTTTGTATAGGAACCTTAAAACGGTTTCACGTTGGTTGACAGCAGGACTTGATTTCATTCCTGAAACCACTCAGGGTGCGGTAGCACAAATCTTTGACAAGAACACGGACATTGACGGCTGGTTCATTTCAACAAAGTTAGGTTCGTTAATCAAAGCAACACAGGGCGACTATGACCCCAAGACCGGTGAGAAGATTACGGCAGGTTCAGGGTTTTTTGTTAGCGACGAACTGTTGGAACGGCAAGGTGAACGCGCTCGACGATACCGTGGCACGATCAACGGGTCGGCGTTCACTATCGGGCGAGCTGCTGCGAACACGGTTTTCAAACCTAAAACTTTGCCTTACAACTTTTTTTCAGGGTTGGTTGATGCTTTGGTTTTGGTTAAAACCGATCCGACAGGTCCGGTAACGAAAGCAATCAAAGAGTTCAAAGATGTTACGACACTCATCCCACGGCTCACCAGGGTACAAACAGACGAGTTGCGTAAAGCTCTTGAAGCCGACGCAGGATTTATCCCAGGTTTGTCTGATGTTGGTTTGAATGAAACAAAGTATGCGCATTTTATGGACACGAACTTTAGGGCAAGAACTCTCGTTGCTCGGATACGTAACGAAAAAAATGCGGTCAAAATCATGGATATGTTTGACCAAAGCGCGAACGTGTCAAATGAAATGGTTTCGTTGTTGGCAAAAGCGGAAACCGACGATCAGGTTAAAGCCGTTCTTGCTTTAGGTTTCCAGTTAGAAAAAGGTGCGTTAACCGATCAGGTTCGATTGCTACAAAAATCTGGGTATCTTGGCACAAGACTTAAAAATTTTGGTGGGAACCTTGTTGAACGTACGCCTTTGGCGAACAGCAAATTTGTTAAAAACACTAGTCGTGTCGTAACAAAATATCTAACCGAAAAACCCGAAGAAGGCTTGATCGTTGGCGGTGACAGGTTCCAGAACTCTAAAGCCGCAAAAAATATCATCAATTATTTACGTACCGTCGGCGCGGATGAGGACACCGTTTCTCGTATTGGCGCGGAAGCAATAGAAAGTTTCTCTGAAACAGGCACACGGCCTCAACAAAATGCGGTTTTAGAATCTTTTAACACAGCCATTGATGAAGTATTGAAACTTAACGGCGTTGCGCAAGAAGTCCGCGATGATGTTTTTCGTCAAGTCCGTGAAGGCTTGGATCAAGTCAGGCTATATATGTTGAATCGTGCTGGCGTAACAACCGACAACGGCATGGCTCAATGGTTGGCTAACAGCAACCGAGACTTTTTGCCTTTAGAGGAAATAGAAACCTTAATCAAAACTTTTGGCGAAGGCGGAGATTTCCGTATCATTTCGCCTTTGCAGATATCCGAAATGTTGCAACGAGTACAGGTGTTGCCTGATGTTCGACAGTTGCGCAGGTTGACATCCAACCGATTTTTCGGCTTTAGCGAAAAAGCCGGCACCATTGGTGGCAAAAGTGTTGTTCGTCAAATAGCAAAAATTACTGATGAAGAACTATATGACAAACTTGGTAAAGATATTGCCTACTATCAACAAATGGCCTCAACAGGGCTTGGCGACCCAGATGATGTAGCCGAAGCAATCAGGACTTTACAGGCAGAACGAGAAGCATTGAAACAAAACGTGTCAATGCGTGTGCGCACCGGAGAAGAACGTGCGGCTTTCAAAGCCATTGACGTTTTGCAGAACCAAATTTGGAAACCGTTGACTTTGATGACTGGCGGTTATGTTGTCCGCAACTCGCTTGATGCTCAGGTTCGTATGGCGTTCTCAGGTTTACCGTCGGTGTTCACTCATCCGTTTGAATACATTTCGCTTGTGTTGGGCCAATCTAAGCGCACGTCTTTGAAAGGCGAATTGTTGACTGGTTTGAAACTTGAAGAATATGTTGACGATGTTCGAGAAGCGATGACTTTTGGTTTACGTCAACAAGGTATGGGGTCTGAAGAAATTTTTGACCACATGGTTAAAACTGGTGCATGGTCTAGGGCTACACGTTCGGATGTGAACGGAATGAAATTGCACACGGATGCCGTGGCGCAAAACGGCTATCTTGTTTTTGCTGATTCTGTTGGAGAAAATTCGCCGGCATTGAGAAGAATAGCGGCTCAAACATTTGTTGAGTTTGGTGGGGTTACAAGCGAATCTAGATTGGTTGCTAAAGAACGTGTAGTCGCCGCAATAAAACAAGACAAAAAAACTTATGACACAATCAAAAATGCTTATGCTTCAGGGTTGGAAATTGGGGATAATACCGGCGCAAAAGGCCGTTTAGACCCTATATTTTTTGACCGAATTTCAGCAGAAGAAGTAGATCAACTGTTGTTCCAACACGCCGAACGAATAGTTGTAAACAATGTCCAAGAGTTGACTGGCAACATACCCGACATTGAGTTTGCTTACGCTTTCAACCGCATCCCTTTGCGTGACGCAGACGGCAATACAGTTGCGCCCCTTCGAAGACTTTTAAGCGATTTAGAAAATGTTGAAGATGGCCCTTTGCGTGTTGGTTCAACGGTCCGGACAAGCACAGACCCGAACAACCCTACTTTTGGCGTAATTGTTAAAGGCATTGATCCCGATACTGGTGAACGTTTTGCTAAAAATTTGACTAAGGCACCAGAAGGTTTGCAGGTAGAAGTGCAACCGATTGTTTCGCAAAAAGTTGCAAAAGAAGGAACAAATTTTGTTACTGCTTTCGGTGATAATGGTGTGGGTACACCACAGTTCCGTGAAATTGTACAGAAAACACAGCTTTGGGATGGGCAAAAAGGTTTACCAGAAGTGCTTAAACGGGAAATTTTGGCGACGGAACGCAACACAAGCACTTGGCGTAAATCTTTGGATCGCCCGACTAACTGGTTCTTCGGTCAACTGTACGGTTCAATCACTCGCAAACTTGAACGTTCGCCGGTATTCAGAAAATACTATTACGAAGAAGTCGGCAAATATGTTGACGAGCTTTCACCAGCTGGCGCACAAGACGCTTTGAACGCTATTAAAGAAGCAGCAGAAGAAGCCGGTCAAAACATTGAAGAATATGTTGGCAGTCCGAAACTGTTAAAAGATTTGAATCGAGCAGTAACAGGCAAAGGTACAGCAAGTTTGCAAGAACTAGACGACTACGCGAAACACGTCGGACTAGAAAAAACTAAAGGCTTGCTGTACGACGCAAGCAACAAAACAAACCTTGAAGACATCTTGCGTATCATCGCCCCGTTCGCCCCAGCGTGGAAAGAAATCATCGGCACATACAGCCATATCTTCCGAGAAGACCCTGTTTCTTTGTATCGCAACACAACCCGCGTATATAACGCCGCAGCGAACGCTGACCCTGATAACGATGGTCGAGGGTTCTTCTACAACGATCCTGTGACTAACGCTATGACTTTTATGTTCCCTGCTTCGGGTGCTTTAGCGAAAGCGATCACAGGTTTGGATGCACCGTTGAAAGCACCGTTGCAAAGATTGTCGCAAGGTTTACAGGTGTTCCCTGCGCTTGGCCCGTTCGCACAGTTGGCGGCATCAAAACTGATTCCTGATACTCCGAAGACGGACAAGATTGTTGAAGTGCTTTTGCCGTATGGTCGCAAAGATATTCGGGCGACTGGTGGGGCAATCGTGCCAGGTTACGCACAAAAACTTTTGCAGGCATTAACCCGTAACGAAGGCAAAATGGACACCGTTTACGCCAACACCTATGTCGAAACTTTACGTGCGTTGTCAGCCACCGGCAAATATGATTTAGGCAACCCTGAAGAAATCAAAAAACTGCAATCAGACGCTAAAGGCAAAGCACAATGGTTGACAGCGTTCCGAGCGTTATCACAGTTCATCGGACCGACAGCCGGTGCGACAGAGTTCAAAATCACCACTAAAGACGGCGACATTTTTGTTAGCGAACTAATCAAACAGTTCTATGCTTTGCAGACAAAAGATTACGATTCGGCTGTCCAAACCTTTTTGGATCAGTTCGGTGACGATGCCGGTCTCTACATTTCATCAAAATCTAAGTCAACGGTTCAAGGTTTGGAAGCCACGGAACAGTTCGGTGATTGGGAACGATCCAACGGCGATTTATTAAAAGAGTTCCCAGACATCGCTTCATATCTTGCGCCAGGTGGCGACGATTTCTCGTTCGCTGTATGGGATCGCCAAATCCGTAGCGGTAAACGTGAACGGTTAACTGACAAAGAAATCATTGATTTGGCTCAGGAACGTATCGGTTCAGCAAAGTATCGTTGGGCTAGAAAACAGATTGGCCAGTTCCCTTCAGAGGATAACCGTAATCTTTTGAAGCAGTATCGTGCAGCGTTACACGCCGAACTGCCAGGTTTCCCATTGGTAGCAGAGTTCAAGGTGGGCGAATACGACAACCAGGTTGAAGACATGGCCCGTTTGGTTGCTGATCCTCGTGTGGCTAACAGTCCGATAGCTCAAACAATTAACACCTATTTGACGTTCCGAACTGCGGCACAAAACATCGCTTTGCAACAGTTCGGATCAAACAACATTAAACAATCAAAGCAAACTCAATACCTTCGAGACAAGTTGGCTAGTATGGGCGAGATGCTTATTTTAGAAAACCCTGAGTTTGGCCGTGTGTGGCAACGTTTCTTTTCGTATGAGGTTGAGGACTAATGGCTGGAGACCCTAAAGATACACAGACCGCTACTAGCGACAAAAAAATCTCGGAAATGACCCAAGAAGAATTGTTGGCTTTTTTTGGTTCTGCCGGTCAGCAGAGTGGTGCTAACTATTTGGCTGGTTACGGTTTCCCGTCGCGCATAGTCAAAGGCTCGGCGCAAGGTATTGCTGTTGATCCGAAAGATTTTGAAACCGGTGGCGGTGGTGGTGCTGGTCGTAGAACTGTTTATCGAGGCCCGTTGTTGGTTGATGAAAACGGTATCGTTACCCGCCCACAGTACGACCTTAGCCCGCTAACTGATGCGAACACAATTTTGTTGGAACTCATCAAAAACCCAACCCAATACAAGTATTACACAAACCTGCTACAAACACGCGGCTACTACGGTAACTCGAAACCGAGTACGAACAGGGTTGATTCGGTTGATCGTAGCGCGATGGCAGAGTTCTTAAACAATGTTGCAAACGCTAACGGTGTCACCTATAAGACTGCTTTCCAAATTCTTGAAGGCACACCGCAAGTAAAAGGTGCGGGTGGCAAAGCCCCGTCGGTTCGTGTTACTTCACCGGATGATTTGAAAGTTGTGTTCCGTAAAGCGTCAACAGATTTGTTGGGTTACGAAATTGATGATGCGATGGCACAAAAGTTTGCTAAAACTTATCAGCAAATGGAAATTGCTGAGGCACAAAAGCAGGCTGCTGGTGGGGTGTTTACTTCGGCGGCTAAACCTTCGACTGTTGCAGAGAAACAGATTCTTCGACAGTTCAAACCTGAGGCACAGAGTTTTGCTGCCGCTAATTATGCGCAAATCATGGATGCCCGCATCAAAGAATTGGGGGCGTAATGGATGAACTAAGCAAAGCAGAAAAAGCACTTGCCGATGCACAAGCATTGGTTGACAAACTCAAAACAGATTTAGGTAACGCCGTACCTGGCACCGCTGCTTTCACATCAATACAAGCAGATTATGAAAAAGCCAAAAAAGATCGTGATGCTAAAAAGAAAATTTATGACCCATTAAAAAAGGCTGCTGATAAAGCCGCCCAAACACAAGCCGATACAGCGACTAACGTGGCATACAACAAAACGCAGTTGCAGCAAAAGGCTGATACTCAAATACCTATTTTAGAACAGAAATATAATTCTGCTGTAAAAGCCTACAAAGGCGATCCGAACGATACGAATAAAGGAACCGCTTATCTCAATGCGATGGCGGCGTTAAATTCTGCGTACACAGATTTCGAGAAACAAGGTCTAGTTTTTAATCGTTTAGTAATTCAACAAAAAGACGGCAACGTGGTGCCTGCTGGTACTTCTGCCGCGGCAGTTGAAACCGCGCCTGTTGCAACAACTGGTGTTAGTTCTACTGGCGGCGATCAACCGGTTCGCGCAGGTGTCGGTCCTCGTGTTGTTACGCCGACAAAAGTGGTTGCAGAAGAATTACCACCGGATGATGTGGCTGTTCCGAAACCAAAAAAAGTTGTTATCACAAGAGCCGAGGTTGATAAAAAACTTGCAGAACTTAAATTGGCTGACACACCCGAAAACCGTAAGACTGCTCGACAAGCATTAAAGAACGTAGTAACTGACGATAAACCTGCTGTTGTTACTGCTGTTGAGGACAAAGCTTGGGAAGAAATTTTCAAAAAAAATTATCCAACATACGCTTGGATGTTTACCGATTTGGATCGAACTAAATACGCTGACGTGTTTGAGTTGTTCAAATTTGCTCAGGAAACCAATATGCCCGTAGAAGAATTTGATCGACGCTATAGAGGCACTTCGTTTGATCGCGAACTTGAAAACAGCAAAAAGGGCCGAGAGTTGTCGGCTGCTATTGGTAACTTCACTTGGGGTTCTGGCCAGTTAGCAAAGTTTTTGACAAAGGCTATCAACTTTGGTTACACCGGCGAGAACCTTAAACAGCAAGCATATAAAGAACTGTTCAGCAAAGTTGACGGCAAATATGTGAACGATTTAGCGGCTGATGAGGTTCGCAAATCTACACCGTATTTGGCTTTGAAAGATATCGGTAAACAATACTTTTGGGATATCGCTGATTCGCAAATTGAACAGGTTTTGGCTGGCACACCGAACGCTGATGGTGTGGCTGTTTCTCGTGACGATTTAATTCGTAAGGCCCGTCTTGCTGCGAAAGCAACGTATGGGCATTTGTCGGAACAGATTGATGCCGGTTTGACGTTAGAGGATTTGTCTGCTTCATATAAGGAGAAGGCTGCGAAACTTTTGGAGTTGGACCCGAACACGATCAATTTTGCTACGGATTTTAGTGATGCTTTGAATTATCGTAAGGATGGGCAGCCTCGTGTGTTGTCGATGTCTGAGTGGGAGACTGAGTTGCGTACTAACGATAAGTATAAGTATTCGTTTACTAAGCAAGCTAATCAGGATGCTACGAGTATTGGGTTGGCTATTGCTCGTGCGTTTGGAAAGGTTCAATAATGTCTGACATGAGTTTTAGTGGCGATCTGCTTGATCTTGGTATTAAACCGCTTACACCAGAACAGTTAGATGCGGTTAATACTGGTGGCACAACAACAACAACAACAACAACTGTTGATCCTGCTACTCAGGGTCGTGGACAGTTTACTGCCGAGCAGTCTGCTGCTATTGACGCTGCCGCTTATCAGGCAGCAGGTTTTTCTGGTGATGCTGCTACAGCAGATTATATTCGTCAACTTCAGGCGGGGGCTTTGGGTGGTGGTGCGGATACTCAGGCTGCGTTGGAGAGACTTATCGCTGAAGGTAAAGCCCGCAACGTTGCTACTTATGGGGTGGAAACTGGCGACGACGGCAAAGGCGGTGGCGGCGGCGGCGGCGGTTTTGAGCCACGCCCAGATGCCAAAAATACTATTCGAGCAGTATTAGCAACCTACGGATTGGGCGATCTATCCGACTTTTTGTACAATGTTTACGCTCGTGGTGAAGTGGATATCAATAACCCTGACGCACTAATTTTTGCTATTCGTGGACAAGAGGCATACCAAAAACGGTTTGCTGCGAACACCGCTAGAGCCAAGAAAGGTTTAGCCGAACTAGACCCAGCATCCTATTTGGCTTTAGAAAACGATTACCGTCGGCTCCTACAATCGAACGGTTTGCCGCCAGGGTTCTACGATCAGACAGAAGATTTCACCGCACTACTTGAAGGCGACGTGTCACCACAAGAACTACAGACACGTGTACAGGAAGGCTTCAGGGCTGTACAGGATGCTGACCCTGAGGTTAGACGGCAGATGCAAGAACTGTACGGTGTGAGCGAAGCAGGTTTGGCAGCCTACTTTTTGGACCCAGAAAAAGCGGCACCGATTTTGACCCGTCAAGCTGAGGCTGCGAAGATTGCGGCACGAGCTAAAGAACAGGGCCGTATTCAACTGTTATCTGCTACTGCTGAGGAGATCGCTGCTCGTGGCATTTCGGCACAGGAAGCCGAAGCAGGGTTCACGGCGATGGGTTTGCAAGAAGGTTTGTACACCGAGATGATGGGTGAGCAGGCTTTGACGCAACAAGAAAAAGTTGGTGCCGCACTTGGTTACGATGTTGAAGCGCAACGCAAACTTGCTGAACGCAAAGGTATCCGTAAAGCAGCGTTTCAAGGTGGCGGATCGTTTACTAGAACGACTGGCCAAACATCCGGTACTGTTCAAACAGGTTTGGGTGTAGCCGAATAATCTAAACACTTGACAACCACTCAGGGTGGTGATACAGTCACAGGTATCCCCTTTGGGGATAACCGTCGGACCCCCCGAGTTCGGTGTGTACAACAGGGTGAGATTGCAGCCATTTGGACTCCTCTAGTCCAAGTGTGGGCAGAAAGAGTGGGTCATGTCAGATACGAACTACGAGTTTGAGGAAGACGCAAAGGACCAGGTAGAACGGAATCCAGTACGTCAACAGCTTCGAAATCTTGAAGCCAAGAATAAAGAACTGGAAGCCAAACTGTTACAAGCTACAGAGGCGCAACGCAAGTTGGCATTTGTGGAAGCGGGCGTTGATTTGAACGCTCCGGTTTCACGCTACTTCGTTAAAGCCTATGACGGCGAAATGACAGCAGAAGCAATCCGCCAAGCCGCACAGGAAGCAAATCTCATCGCAGGTACGCAACCGAAAGCCGAAATCCAAGCCGAACAAAAAGCTTGGGATAGGGTTTCGAAAGCAAAAAGTTTCGGTGAGTCTGTTGATCCTGAAGTGGATTGGAACGCCAAAATCCGTAACGCAAAATCTCAAGACGAAGTTATGCAACTGCTGGCCCAGGTTAATCAACAACAAAACATCTAGCCTCAAAGCAAGTCTTTGGGGAGAAAGACCCTAAAGGTCATGGCATATACACAACAAAGTTCATTATCAGTCGATCAGGCGGCATTTGATCAGATCGCGTATTTCGCGCTCCGTTCAGAAATGCTTTTTGACGCAGCAGCAGACGTACAGCCTGTCGCTCAGTCAATGCCTGGAACATCGGTTGCGTTCACGATTTTCTCGGAACTCTCAGATGCGACAGCAACACTCAGCGAAACAGTTGATGTCACCGCAGTAGCGATGGCAGACAGCCAAGTAACTGTCACTCTTGCCGAATATGGCAACACAGTAAACACCACAGCGAAACTTCGTGGAACTTCGTTCCTTGACGTTGATGCTGTTGCAGCAAACCTCATTGGTTACAACGCAGGATCGTCAATCGATACTGTTGTCGCCAACGTTTTGAAGGCTGCAACGAACGTGATTTACGGTGGTGGCGGTTCGTCAACTCCAACAGCGAACGCTGAAGTTCAATCAGAGGACATCATTGAAGCCAATGACGTTCGTAAGGCAACAGCACAGTTGCGTGGTTCGAAGGCTCAGACGTTCAACGGAATGTACATGGGTTTCATTCACCCAGACGTTTCGTACGATCTTCGCCGTGAAACCGGTGCAGCTTCGTGGCGTGACCCACATAACTATGTGGACACAGCGAACATCTACAATGGCGAAATTGGTGCGTTTGAGGCCGTTCGTTTCATTGAGACTCCTCGCGCCCCACTCGATTTGACTGGTGGTTCAGCTTCAACAGTTGACCTCTATTCAACTCTTATCATGGGTCGTCAATCGTTGGCGAAGGCACACAGCATCACAGATGGCAACGGAGCATATCCGAAGGTTGTCCGTGGTCCAGTAGTGGATTCGTTGATGCGTTTCAATCCGATTGGTTGGTACTGGTTGGGTGGCTACGGAATTTTCCGTCAGGCAGCTATCCGTGTTCTCAACTCGTCGTCTTCACTTGGTGGCGCATAAACCCCATCTAGTTGAAGTAATTTAATAAATGTAGGGCCAGGCAGTTCCCCTTCTGTCTGGCCCTACTTTTGTATGGTGTATAGTGTCCGTGTGAGAGGTTCTTATGTCGATTTCTAATTATGCTGAAAACAAAATTCTTGACCACGTAACAGGTGAGGCTTCTTGGACTATGCCTACTACGGTGTATGTGAAGTTGCATACCGGTGATCCTGGTGAGGCTGCGACATCTAATGCGGCTACTGAAACTACTCGTAAGGCTGCTTCTTGGGCTGCGGCTTCGTCGGGTTCTATCGCAACTAACGCAACTCTTGAGTGGACTAATGTTGCGGCGACTGAAACGATTACGCATTGGTCTTTGTGGGATGCTTCGACTGCGGGTAATGCTTTGTGGACTGGTGCTTTGTCGTCGTCTGCGGCTGTTACTGCTGGGGATACTTTTCAGATCACTTCGCTTACGCTGTCTCTCGATTAGTCGTAGGGGGTAAACCCTATGGCGCAGGCAGCAGTTACGGGTTTTGCGGAACCGTTTGTTGATACACGCCCGTTTTATCGTGGCACCTATTTTCGTGTTGTTGGTCGTACTGCTACGGGTTCTGGTGGTGGTACTTCTGGGGTTGCTTCTGGTTCTGCTCAGATACGGTTGGGTCAGTTAACCGATTTCAGTTTTCCGTTTAGGAACGGTGGCCGTTTCTATCTTGGTGTTCGAGCGGTTCTTACTGTTACCGCTACAGCGTCAGGGTCGGGTACTGCTTCTTCTTCGGCGAACATTGTTAGGTTACGAACAGCGACAGGCGATGGTGTTGGTAGTGGTACTGCGGTAAGAGTTGTTGTTGCTGTTCGTTCTGCGACAGGTTCAGGTGTCGGCACGTTTGATTCGACAGGTTTACATATCGCTCCACGAACCGCCACAGGCTCAGGCACAGGTTCAGGTAGTGCTTTCTTTGGGCAAATCCCGTCACGCACAGCGACAGGTTCAGGTGTCGGTTCAAGTACTGCAACCGATTTGGTTATCAACATCCGTTCTGCTACAGGGTCGGGTGCGGGTTCTGGTTCGGGTGTTTGGTTGTTGGTGTCTTTGCGTACAGCTACAGGGTCGGGTTCGGGTACGCAGACTGGTGTTGGCGCACGTATTGAGCGTCGTGCCGCGACAGGATCAGGTGCAGGTACCGGTACCGCTGATTGGGATAAGTCACATATTTTCCGTGTACCGTACACAGACACTTACGGTGGTGGTGCGTTCGGTGAGTTCGATGTTGAGAACCGTTTAGGTTCCTATTACAAAACTTATACTCGTGGTCTAAACCTTTACAAGTTGACTAACGGCGAGTACACTACTGTGGAACAACGAGATCAAGGGCAGGTTGCAAAATTGTGGCATGGTGGCAGGGATCATTTTTTGACTGACGTGGAATACGCTGAACTTGTTGCAGACGGATTTGGAGCGAACATAACCTGATGGCTATTTTTAGGACACCTACAGAGAACGTGGTCGCGGTATTACCTGTTGACGAAAACGAGTTGTCTTCCGATGAAAGGTTGGCGCAACGGTTAGCTCGCCATTATGCGCCGAGGGCGCGTGGTGTGAACGTGTTTTTGTTGACTGATGGAAGCTATGTTCAGAAGCAGCCTGGCGATATGGCTACTGTCGCTAAAACATATTACGGTGGTCACGACATTGAGGTTACGGCTGCTGAGGTTGCTTCGCTAACCGCGGCGGGATATGGGGCGTATATAACGTGAAGCATAGGGAAACTCATCCAGGGTTAGATGTTGAGGGTTGTTTCGGTTGCAGGATCGCACACTTTAATGTTTCGGCTGAAGCGATGCCTACCCGTAAACCTGAATCGAAACGGATCATCGAGAAGGAACGGGTGTTGGATAAAGACCTTGACGCTTATCGTCGTTTGCGTCAGAACGGTCAGCAACCTAAAAACATTGATGGTGCCGCGATTGTTGAGAAACGTGCCGAGGAGAACTGGCAGGTGGCGACAGGTATTTTGCCTGACAAAACCAATATCATTGGCTAAATGCTTTTAACTATCTATGTGCCGACGTTTAATCGGCCTGATATCGGGCCGTGTTTGGCTTCTATTGTTCCGCAACTTGTTGACGGTGTTGAACTTATTGTTAGCGACAATGACCCTGATGGTTACGCTGAACAGTTCGTTAAACAGTATTCGCAGGTTCATTACAGTAAACGGTTGAAAAACATTGATGGCGACCCGAACGTGTTTCGTGGTGTTACGCAAGGTTCCGGTAAATATGTTTGGGTGTTCGGTGACGATGACACGATGCTGCCTGGAACTGTTGAGATGTTGTTGCCGATGTTGGATGGTGTTGATCGGGTGTTGCATTATACGGTTAAAAGCGGTGAAGTGATGCCAGGGTTTTGTGGGTTGATTAAAGATTATATGAATAGTTTGCACGACAAGTCTGCGCTTACTGCGTCAACATTGATTACTTCTACGGTGTGGCGCAGGGATGCGATGGATATTGGTTTAGGATTAGCAAAACTTGATACTAGGTATCCTTTGGCTTGGGCTAGTTTGCACATGAAAACAATCAGAGTTATGTCAAAACCGACGATAACTGTTGGTGCTATTTATCGTGACAACGTGTTCTCATATTTTGTAACTTCAATAAATGAGTATTTGCAGGCTTGGAGTACGGCTGTCGGTGCGAACCGAATAGGTTTTGGGCAGGCGAACAAATGGAATTTTGTGAGCGTCGAATCATGAACTACCAGTATTGGTTCGGTACCGAAGCATCCAAGTACGGGTATGGTGCCATGTTGGAAGGGTTCAGGTCAGGGTTGCCTGCCGGTGTGCAGTTACACGATCAGGCTTCTGTTGCGGTGTTGATGTATGACCCGTCTAGGTCGCATGGGTTTTTGCGTGGGCAGCATCGTGCGCTTTATACGATGTGGGAAACAACGAAATTGCCTGAGAAGTATTACAGGTTTTTGGGTAGTTACGATCAGATCATTGTTCCGTGTGAACATAACCGTGAACTTTTTGCACAGTATTCCGACAATGTTTCTGTCGTGCCGTTAGGGGTGAATATCGGTTATTGGAAGCCGACACCTAGACCTGCGAACAGTAGGTTCAGGTTTCATGCTGGTGGTTCGATGTGGTTGCGTAAAGGTTTGGATGTCGTGGTGGAAGCCTTCGAGAAGGCTGGTGTTGACGCAGAGTTGCATATCAAGGTGCCGTTGGAACGGTTCGTACCTCAACGCACCTGGCCTTCAAACATTATTATTCATACGGGGTGGATGACTAAACAGGAACAGTTTGATTGGTTTAATCAGGCTGACTGTTTCATTGGGGCAAGCCGTGGCGAAGGGTTCGGGTTGATGCCTTTGCAGGCTATGGCTATGGGTATCCCTACGATTATTACGCCGACTTCTGGGCAGGCACAGTACGCTGATCTTGCGTCGGTGGTTATCCCTGTAACGTCACAGGAATGTCATGCTTACGAGATAATCAACTTTGAGGGTTGTTGGGATGAACCTGACGTTGACGCGCTTGTAGAGGCTCTGAGGCGTGTCTGCGGGGATTCTGACAGGTATAAAGCTGAAGCGTTGGGGCGGGTTGGTGAGGTCGCTAAATACAGTTGGGTTGAGTCATGCCGGAAACTGATAGATGTTTTACCGGTAGGCCACATTATTGAGAACCCTGTTTATGAGCCGTTTATTTGTTATCTGAAAATTCAGGTGAACCGCAAATGCGAGGCTGGCATAAACGACAATCATTGGGATTTCGTGCCAGAAGTGGACTATATAGTGAACAACGGTGTCTATGATATATTGGCTAAGGCAAACTATATAAAGTCTTTCGAGATTTTGAAACGGAGCGACAATTATGCCGATGGTAGGAAAAAAGAAGTTTCCATACACGAAGAAGGGTAAAGCCGACGCTAAGAAGGCGGCCAAGAAAACTGGTATGCCGATGAAGAAAGCCAAAAACTACTAACAGATGTCAACTGCTGGTGCGGTACTCACTAGAGCCAGTCGCCAACTTTTATCGGGAACCGTTGAGGAACGAAACAAGTTAGCGACAACGGTTACTTCGGCAGACACTTCTATTGTGCTGTCCTACGATCTTGGCGGGTTCCGTGAAGGTTCCGTTATCGAGATTGAGTCAGAGTTGATGTATGTGTGGGAATCCGCAACAGCAACAAAAACTTTGACTGTTCAACGAGGCTACGACGGTACTACCGCAGTAGCACACACCGCTGGTGTTCTCGCCACAGTAAACCCGAGGTTCCCACGCCAACAAATGTTGGATGCTTTGAACTCCGACATTGACGATCTGAGTTCCACGGTGAACGGCCTGTTCAGGGTTGTCGCCCAAGACATCAGCTACAACGGGTCTGATCGCCAAATCAATTTGACTTCAGGTACAGGCATCATTGATTTGATTGATGTCAGGTTGCGTTATTTGGCTGACGACTATCCGGTGATCCGTAAGGTCAGGTTGCAACGCAATTTGCCGACATCAGATTTTGCGTCAGGTTTCGCTATCGTTTTCGATGAACCTGTTATGGCTGGTACTTTGCGGGTTGTCACGAAACGTGAGTTCACTCGTGCCAGTAGCGAGTCATCAGATTTGCAGACAGCGTGTTTCGTACCGCAATCCTGTGAAGACATTTTGGAGATGGGTGTTTTGTTGCGGATGATGAACGGGCGTGAAATTAAACGGAACTTTATCGAATCGCAAGGTGACACTCGCAGATCGGATGAGGTGCCTGCTGGTGCTACACGGGATTCGTTGACGAACATTCAAAGGTTGCGTCGTGAACGTATCGTTGCGGAAGCAGCACGACTTAAACAGCAGTATCCACTAGTTTTCAGGAAGTAGCCGATGGCTACCTATCTTGTAGATTTCACTACCGCATATAGTCCTGCGCCCGCGTTCTATTCGGGTACGGGTGCGACAACTCTTGTACCTAATGTTTTCCCTGTTGCTATCAACGGCAGACCGTATCTTGTTGACACAAAAGCGGGTTCGTTTCAACGTCAGTATGATGCGCGTGTCCGTGATTCGGTTGACCAGTCAGCTGAACCTGGTGAGTCTGCGATCAACCCGCAAGGTTTATGGCGACGTTCACAGTCATCTTGGCATTATGGTGGCGGGCAAGAGTATTCGGATGCTTCGGATTCTGAAGCGTTCAGGTTTAACACGTCTAAAGGTGTGAACGTTTGGGATAAAGGAACGTTGACATTACTGCATGATGTGACACAGAAACGTGTTTCTGCGAACACGAACCTTCACATGGCTACCGCCGATACCCGTGTCTATGTCACCGATGGGCAAACATTGGCGTACAGCACAAACCTGACTTCGTTCACAACTGTGACAGGCACAAACGCTTCAGATTTGGTGGATATCACTAGCGACGGATACAACGTCTTTTTTTCTTACGCCGACGGAAACATCGACCAAACCGACCCGACTACCGGTGCGGCATCAAATTACATTACCGGTATAACCGCAGGCAAAATGGATTATGTTAAAGGCCGTTTAATGGTTGCCGGTGCTGGTGCCGACAAGAACAAGATTTGGAACATCACTACCACGCCAGGGTCTAGCGCAAATAATCCTTCTGCTTTGTTCACTCATCCGAACACAAACTTTGCGTGGGTTGGTTTCGCGGCAGGACAAAACTATATTTATTGTGCCGGTTTCGCGGGCAACAAATCGTTGATTTACAAAACTGTTGTCAAAGCCGACGGCACATCTTTAGATATTCCGACGGTTGCCGGTGAACTTCCGTTGGGTGAAGTGGTGCAAACAATCGAAGGGTATCTCGGCTATATCGCTATCGGGTTAGCTGACGGGTTCCGTGTCGCTTCAACGGACACCGACGGCAATCTTGTTATTGGCCCGAAGATTGTGACAGGTAACTCTGTTGATGCGTTCGCTGGTGTCGGGAAATATATTTATTTTTCGTGGAAAAACTTTGATGCCACTTCGACGGGTATGGGGCGTATGGATTTGTCGGTGTTCATATCACCGAACCAGCCTGCTTATGCTTCTGATCTGATGGTCACAGGTCAGGGTGCGGTGACAGATATTCACGAGTTCCAAGATAAACCAGTTTTTTCTGTTTCTGGTCTCGGGTTCTACACGGAACACACCGATCTGGTAACTACCGGTTATCTCACGTCAGGTATTTATCGTTGGGGTGTACCTGATGCGAAGTTTATACCGAAATGGGATTTGCGTTCCCGACCTTTGAATGGGTCTGTAACTTTGGCTGTTAAAGCCGATGGTGGTTCGTACCACGAGTTTCAGGCGTTTACTTTGGTTGGTGGTAAAGAAAAAACTTTTAACGGTTTAGAAGATCGGGTGTTTGAAGCTGAAGTGAAACTGACTTTGGGTAGGTCGGCTACAGATAGTACGGTCAGCCCTGAGGTGACTAGGTGGATGGGTCGTGCTTATGCTGCCCCGTTGCGTTCACAGATTTTCTCGGTGCCACTAATCATGCACCGCAAACTAAGTATTCGTGGCAGGGAGTATTTTCAGGATGTTGATAACGAGATGGCGTTTTTGCGGGATTTGGTGGACACCCCCCGTATTGTCACCTATCAGGAGAATCAGGAGACTTATTCGGTGATTGTCGAGAATGTCCAGTTTGAGGTTTTGGATGACTCAAACATTCATAGCCGTTGGGATTGGGAAGGAACCGCTACCGTTATTATGAGATCGGTGGCATGATATAGTATCGGAGACTTATGGCAGCAGTAACTAGACGACAGTACAAAGGTGCGGCGGCGGCTACTACGACGACGAACGCTCTCGGTGTTTCGGATACTTCGGTGACTTTGACGGCCACTACCGGTTGGCCTTCTAGTGCGGGTGTGCCGTTTTATGTTGTGATTGATCCAGGTACTTCGGCTGAGGAGAAGTGTTCGGCGACGATTTCTGGTAGCACTTTGACTTTGACTCGTGCGCAGGATGATACGACTGCTGCGGTTCATGCTTCGGGTGCGACGATCTATCCGGTGTTTACAGCTGATGAGGCTGATGAGGCGAACAAGTTGGCTTCGACTTTGACTACTCGTGGCGATTTGTTGACGATGAACTCTGGCCCTGATTTTGCTCGTATTGCTATTGGTACTAATGGTTATGTGCTAACTTCTAACGGTACGGATGCTGCTTGGGCTGCTTTGCCTGCGAGTGGTGTGACGGGTGATAGTGACCAGTTGGTTTTAGGTTCACAGGTATTCAGTTAACATAGGAGATATTAATGGCAACATTCACTAAGAAGATTCTTTCAGGTAGCACAGACGGCAAAGCGATTAAGGTTGCTGCTACTGCTACGGCTGGTACGACGATTCATACTGGTTCGACTACGACTACGACTCTTGATGAGGTTTGGTTGTATGCGGTTAATAGTTCTGCTTCGTCGGTGAAGTTGACGATTGAGTGGGGTGAGGCGAGCGCTCCTGATGGGAATATTGAGGTGACTGTTTTGCCTGAGGCTGGTTTGGTGACTGTGATTCCTGGGTTGCTTATTAAGGGTAATGCGACTGCGCTTGTTGTGAAGGCGTTTGCTGGTACGGCGAATGTGATTATGATTCACGGTTTCGTTAATCAGATTACGGTCTAATCATGGGTGTTCCTAACGGCTATACGAGTGCGCAGGTTGTTCAGGCTGTTCCTACAGGCATCAACTCTGCACTAGTTTTTATTGCCCGAACAACTTTTACTACCGCAACCAGTTTGGCGATGACTAATGTTTTTAGTTCAACTTACGAAAATTATTTAGTGCAAGTAACGAATCTTGTTGCTAGTGCCGACGCAGGCGAAGCACAAGTGACATTAGGAACAAGCGGTACATCTGACGCAGGGTCAAATTATGACTATTCATATGTTGGCACAGCAAACGGTTCTGCATCAAATAATCAAACCCTTAACGCTACGCATTGGAAAATGTTAGCAAGTTATGTAGGTGAAACTGGATACCCCTCGCAACTAAACATTATTTTAAGTTCACCAAATTTAGCAAGGGCATCAACCTGCATTGCTACGAATTGGGGCAATAGAAACATTTATAATAAGTCTGAAACTTTTGGTGGAAGCGTGCAAACAAGCACACAATATACAGATTTCTTTTTAAGCACGGCTGGCACACCTACTCACAGTTGCACAATAACCGTTTACGGAATAGCGAACAGTTAGGAATTTATGACTACACCACAAATAAACATTTACGACGCAATCACAGGCGAAACTATTACACGCAATTTTAACGCCGATGAACTAGCACAACTAGAATTAGACAAAGCACAAGCAAAACTAGACGCTGAAGCACTTGTTGTTAGACAGGCTGCCCGTGAAGCGTTGCTAACAAAACTTGGTATTACTGAGCAAGAAGCACAACTGCTACTGGGGTCATAGTGGCTCGCACTAGGTCGCAGGGCTATGTGTCGGCGTACGAAGTCGAAGCCGTCTATAAACCGATTGTTGCTAACTATCTTGTTGTCGCTGGTGGCGGTGGTGCTGGTGCGTCAAGTGCTGGTGGTGGTGGCGGTGCGGGCGGTTATCGAACATCTGATGGTGCGACTGGTGGTTCAGCGACAACAGGTGAAAGCACTTTAATTTTGGTTGCTGGCACTACCTATACGGTGACGGTTGGTGCTGGCGGTGCGTCAGGCACAAATGGTAACGACTCAATTTTTTCTACAATCACTTCAACAGGTGGTGGCAAAGGTGGGGCTTCTGCTGATGGGTCATCAGGTGGGTCGGGTGGTGGTGGCAGTAATGCAGGCTTTGTCGGTGGTGCTGGCACAGCCAATCAAGGATACGCGGGCGGTAACGGTAATAGTGACACGGCTACTCGTGGTGGTGGTGGTGGTAGTGCAGGTGCGGTTGGCGCAAATGCGGCT